CATCATTATCGCATATATATATATCTTGTCAATATATATTTTTTACCGCTGGGATTATATTACTTGACATAACTATATATGTATGCTATAAGATGAAAAGTTAGAAAAAAGATTATAAGAAATCCGCACCTCCTCTCCCCTATATAGCTTAGAACTCTCATTTCAGCACATCTAACATTCTCTCTCAACTAAAAATCGTTCGCACCTTATTGCCTTTTTTCCATTTCCCTACTTTTATATTTAGCTTAGACTTTGATTTCCCATAAAAAAGGTATAGCGAGAATTCCAAGCATTATAAAAAAAACAAAAAAACACTTGACTTAACATCAAATTTGGTATATATTTTGTGTATTGATAAAAGTGTAGACCTATGTGGCGATAAAAGCTAAAAGAAAATATAATGAATAAGATAAAAACAAATGAAAGCAAAAGTTCAGCCCTGAATAATTCAGGGTTTTTTTATTTTGTAAGCAAAAAGGAGGAAGTATGAATATAATTGAACCGTTAAATAAGCGGATAATAGTTGAGCCAGATGCAAAGGAAAGTGTATCGAAAGGTGGGATTTTCATACCGCAGACTGCCAGCCAGAAAGCACCAACGAAAGGTAGGGTCGTTTCAATAGCGAGTGACTGCGCTATAAAGATTCGGCTAAGCAAAGGGGATTTGGTTATTTTCCCGAAGTTCGCCGGCACAGAGATTATCGTGCCACCATTAGATATAGAAGGGAAAGATAAAGTATTACAGATTATAAAGGAAGAGGATATACTTGCCGTTATCAAACCAAGTTAAAAAGGAGAATAATGGACGATAAAAACGGTACATTAGGAAAAAAAAGAGAAGATCTAAGAGAAAGCCAAGTAGCAGCAATAAAATCAGCTGTTTTAGAAACATTGCATAAACTAGAAGATCTAGAGAAGGAAAAGCAAATTATACATGGCGCCATTAAGATATTGAAACACGACCTATTTGATTTGAAGGATGGGCGGTTGGACAGGATAGTCGAGCGTCACGAGATAGATGAGAGATCAAAGGAGTTGAGTGCAGTTTGTATTGAAAGGATTAAGGACCAAAAACCCTCAGCGCCTTGGTTTATCTTGTATGGGTTGAAAGGAAAGGCAGATAAAGGATCTACTGATGTAAATAACTCAATTACTAAAACTCATGCTTCTGGAAGTTATAAGTTATCTGATGGAAGCATCAAATATCTATGACAAATGGTAAAAAAACAGATTAAGATAGACGTCGATGAAGGATCTGATACATTCGGGATGTTCGTGGTGTTGGAAGGAATATTTTATGTTACCCACCACAAATGTGATTTCAAGAATAACGTCCTTATTAGCAAGGATAATAGGGTGAGAATAGCTAAATCGATGCTAAATGGTTTGGAAAAGACACTAGATACAGGGTTAAGAGTAGAACAGCTAACTTATAGCAAAAGGAAATGATAAAATGATTAAATATAATGTTGATTACTATTACAATCTTTTGAAGATTCATACGTGTACAGCAAAGGAAATTAATGACTTGCGGTGGAATTTTGTCGCAAAATATACAATGATTGATAAAATCGCTAGACAATATGCAACAGTTCTTGATTATGGGTGCGGTCCGGGCTGGTTTGCTGCATTTAAGCCTGACTACATTAGGCAGAATAACATTGATACTTTCGATATTATGCCTGTTCCGCAGACAGGGATAAGAAGGATTCAGTATAGCGTTGTAACGCTTTGGGATGTGCTGGAACATATTGCGGATTTTACTGATATTGAGAATGTGATTAATCGGACAAATTTTGTTGCGATGACTATTCCGATTAAACCTGATAGCATAAGGTGGAATTCGTGGAAACACTTTAAGCCGGGCGAGCATCTCCATTATTATACAGTTGATTTACTAAAAGCATTGTTTAGATTGTATGGTTTTTCATTAAAAATTGATGAAATGATTGAATGTCCTCCAAGAAGCGATGTGCATTCATTGATTTTCGAGAAATCTGATTGGGTTACTACAACGACGAGGAATAATGGATAAAGAGAAAGTAGTCTTAGTAAACGATTTATCCCCGGGCGATATTTTAATAATGTCAGTGGCGATCCGGTCATTGTATAAAGCTTACCCTAATAAGTATATGATTGACGTTCGTTCGCCATGCAATGAGATATTCAATAATAATCCTTATATTCAAAAAATACCGATAAGTAATAATGCTAAAGTCAATGAGGCTATCGAGAAATTAAAGAAAAATGACAACCTTCCTCCGATATTGGTGGAAGATACTAAATATATTATATCCCACTACCCTCTTATCCATATTTCTGGCATGTCAGGGCTTCCTTTTGCTGATGGGCATCGAATGTTTTTGGCGCAGAAGCTAGGGATTGAAATACCGCGAACAGGTATGAAGCCAGATATTTTCTTTTCAAACGAGGAATTGGCACTACCTAGGCAGATAAAAGGCAAATATTGGCTGATAAATGCTGGAATCAAGAATGACTACACCTTAAAATACTATCCTTACTATCAAGAAGTGGTAAATCTGCTAAAAGATAAGATTCAAGTCGTTCAAGTTGGACATACAGCTCACAACCACCCACTATTGGACAATGTATTGGATTTAAGGGGGAAAACTAACCTAAGGCAACTGTTTCTACTGTCTAAGTACGCAGAAGGGGCTATATGCCCAGTTTCGTTGCAAATGGTTATAATGGCATCGTTAAGTAAGCCTTGCGTAGTGGTTGCCGGCGCCAGAGAGGGGGTTAGGTGGCAATTAAATCCAGATCATCGCTTCCTATATACTAATGGCGCAATTAAATGTGCAAAGTATGACGGCTGTTGGCGGTCAAAGATAGAAGAATGCACGTTCAAATCTTCTGAAGGTAATCCAATGTGCATGGAATTAATTCGCCCGGAGGACATCGCGCGAGCGGTAGAGTTGTATTACTTAGGTGGAGTGTTGAAGTATGAGAAAGAAAACCCGGTTATTCTTAACCAAAAAGAAGGAGTAAATAAAATGGATAAAGTGACTCTTAACGCTATTGTTCCTGAGAATACTGGTGATAACACTGCAGTTCCAAATATATTAAACGCTGATAATAGCAATTTAAACAAAGATATTATAGATGTTAATAAAATAACCGTTTCTGAATCTTTTCCTGTCGGTATTAATTCTCCACAAGCAACATCTTCGATATTTAATATATTAAGGATATTAAAGAAGTTAAATGATAGCGATACATTTCTCGAGGCGTATCACTGGCATTTGAATAAGCGTAAAGATACATTTATGGATACGTATCATTTTATGCAGTGGGTTGGTGCTAATGTAAGACCTAAACGAATATTAGAGATAGGAACACGCACTGGTATATCAATTTGCCAATTATTATCAGCCTATACTAATTATGATAGTTTAGAAGAAATAATACTTTGTGATTTGTTTAATGATGGATTAGCAACGCCTCAAGGCGTTTTAAATGCTTTGAACTATTTGAATATTCCAACTGATAAAGTTAAATTCATTGTTGGCAGTTCATTAGATGAAATACCTAAATTTATTGGAAAGCAAACTTTCGATTATATTCTTGTTGATGGAAATCATGATAAAGATTATGCAAGAAAAGATTTAATTAATGCAGTTCAATTAATAGAAAAAGGCGGTTACATTGTCTTTGATGATATAACACCTGACGGCTGTTCACTCCAAGATGTATGGGATGAGTTTAAAACAAATAACAATGCCTCTTTTAATTTCATGGAGAATCATGACGGTAAAGGATTAGGCGTAGCTAAAAAAATATGAAAATATTAATTACTGGCGGAGCAGGTCTTGTTGGAAGTCATTGTGCGGAACATTTTGCTAATAAAGGAGATTCTGTTGTTATCCTTGATAATTTAATGCGCTCTAAGTTATTTGGATATGATAAAGAGTCAGTTGAGTTTAATTGGAACTTTTTAGGTTCGTTTGATAATATTGAACGTATAAAAGGCGATGTTAGAAATGTTGAAGATGTAAACAACTCTATGAGTAAAGGTGTTGATGCAGTTATACATACCGCTGGCCAGCCGGGAGTTCCTAGTTCTACAAGAATGCCGATAGAAGATTTTCAGATAAACGCATTCGGCACTCTTAACGTTCTTGAGTGTTTGAGAAAAATAAATCCAAAAGCTACATTTTGTTATTGTTCTACCAATAAAGTTTATGGCGAGAATGTAGACACGATACCATTAGAAGAAGGAAGGACACGATATAATTATTTAGGTACTAAAGGAGTTAAAGAAACTCTGCCTGTTGATTTAACAGGACATACTCCGTATGGTGTCTCTAAATTAGTCGGAGATTTATATGCTCAGGAATATGCACATATTTATGGGATGCGAACTGGTGTATTTAGAATGTCTTGTATTTATGGGATTAGACAGTTTGGCTTTGAGGATCAAGGTTGGGTTGCTTGGTTTATAATTGCTAATTTATTAAAGAAAGAAATAACTATTTTTGGCGATGGTAAGCAAGTTAGAGATCTTCTTTATGTTACTGATTTAGTAGATGCTTTTGATAAATTTATATATAGCGATGTTAAGTCAGATGTTTTCAACATAGGTGGAGGTTCTGAGAATACGGAGTCTTTAAAGGAATTCATAACACACTTAGAATCTCTGACGAATAGATCTACACAATTGAAATATGCTGATTGGCGGCCGTCTGATCAAAAGGTATATATTACAGATATATCTAAGGTTAAAAAAATTCTTAATTGGGAGCCTAAGATTCATACACTTACAGGTATAAAAAAAGTTATAAATTGGATTGATAATAATAAGGAAATATTTATTTAAAATGCAACATCCTAAAGACATTGAATACTTTAAAGAATACCCAGCACCGCTAATGGAATTATTTCATTCAGCACATTTTACTAATATAAATGCGACTGATTCTTTTTTTGGCTGTATGCTTTATTTTTTAATTAGAGCATTCAGATGTCAGAAAGTTTTAGAGATAGGATCCGCAGAAGGTTATTCAGCATGGTATATGGCTAATGGTGTCAGAGATAATGCTATAAGGCATAACTTTAAAGACGTTATGTATTATGGAATAGATATTGTTAAGATAGGTGAAGTAGAAAAAATTTTAACTGACCATAATCTTCCGAATACTATGTTACCAATAGACACAATAACTTTGGGGAAAGAAGTGTTTGAAGATACTAAATTTGATTTAGTATTCCAAGACGGCTGTCATGAAGCAACTCATGTATTTCATGAGTTTAAAACTCTCTGGCCATTATTAAAAGGTAATGGTTTAGGCTATTGGATTATGCACGACACGCGAGGTCCGGCTGAAGAAGGTTATAAAAGGATTTTAGAATATATAAAACAAGAAAATATAGATATTCAACATATTAATTTGGATGAAGGTATTTATGGATTAGGTATGTTTAGAAAAATGGAAGGCTTTGATTATTCTAAGAAACTTTGGAATGACTAATATTAATGAGTAAAATGAAAAATAAAATTATAGGTTACGCATACGTAGTGGGAGATATAATTCATACAGGTCATTTATTACATCTTGAAAACTGTTCAAAATTATGTGATGCGCTTTTTGTAGGAGTATTATCGGAGAAGGCAGTAATGGAAAAGAAGCCTAGCCCAATAATGTCTTTAGCAGAACGCATTTACATTATAAACAGTTTGAAGTTTGTAACTTGTGCTATATGTCAGGATGACTATAGTCCTTTGGGGAATTGTAAGGCAACCAAGCCAGATATCTTATTTGAGTCAACTTCGCATTCAGAATATCCAGCTAATAACTTTATGAAATCGATTGGCGGTCGAGTTATTGTAATGCCTTACTTCAGTGAACAGAGTTCAACAAACATTAAGGAGAAGATAAATGCGGATAATAATAATGGCAATAGTTCTAATAATGGTTAATGGTTGCGCTGGGTTAGGTTTAAATAAAAAATGCACAGTAATACCAGACGAGATATGGATATCAGGAGATTTAGATCCAAATAATAATTACAACGCTGTTGAATATACCGGGGGGATAAAATGGAAATTAAAATAAAAGAAACTGAAACAAGGTCGGTAGTAAAAAGTGCAATTTGGCGTGTTGTAGGAGTGCTCGTACTTGGAGCCGTAACTTATTTTTATACTAGACAATGGGTACAAACATCTTGGATAACTTTTTTACATCATGGAGTGTTCTTTTTTGTATTCTGGGCACATGAGAGATTTTATTTACATACTGATTTTGTTGGTTTAAAGAGAAAAATTTTAAAGATGATTACATATGAGAGCATACTAGGTTTTCTAATCCTAGGTGTAATCACCTTAATAGTCACTGGGGATGTTCAGACTATGAATAAAATAACCATTACTTATATTCTAATCAAACATTTTCTTTATGTATTTAATGAGTTTATCTGGGATAAGATTAATTGGGGTAAAAAATGAAAAAATGGTCTTCGCACGACGCGTTGTATAAAGAAATGACCAGTAAGGAGAAATACGAAGGTCATCCTCAACGAATGAATTTTAAGAGGACTAATGAATATTTACAAGATTTAAGATTAGTCTTTGGAAAAGTAGGAATAAAATTCTTTTTATTCTGCGGAACATTAGTTGGGGCTATCCGCGATCATGATTTCCCTTGGCTAGACGATGATGCTGACGTTGGTGTTCTTTTCGAAGATGCAGATAAGTTTGTTGAAGCTGAGAAAATCTTTAAAGAAATGGGTTACTATACTTGTTTCGGTGAGACAATCGATGGTCGCAGAACATCTGGATACATTGCAAGAAAAGAGCATAGAGAGAAAATAGATTTTTATGTTCTTTTTTCTTTTGGCGGAGAACGTTGTTTTTACAGATTTGTTAAAGACGGATATGATTTGTATATACCATATCCTCAAAAATACTTTGACAATTTGAAAGAAATAGAATTTAAAGGAGAGAAGTATTTTGTGCCTAATCCGCCAGAAGAATTTTTAACATACCTCTGGGGCAATTGGAAAGTTCCGAGAGGCGGTCAATGGGGTCTTATCAGCCATAAAAAGGTTTTAAAAGAAGAATTCAAACATGAGGGGGCACGATGAAATACGCATTTACACTTTCTTGCACTGGTGGATATTTGTTCGGTATGATAAGTGCCATGAACGCTATGGCTCATTTTGGGGTAAGAGCTGATTGGGAAGTTGCTTATGCCAATATACCTTCAGAAATGAGAAATAAAATATCTTGCTCTTTTCCATTTAAAGTTAATTGGACGTTTATACCAGAATTGATCGAGGGAACAAATAAGATAGCTGATAGGCATTGGATCGCAACTTGGTTGATGACAAAGAAAGTTATTAATAATTATGACGCTATATGCCACACTCAAGCAGACCATATGCCTTTAAGCAATATGACAGCTCTTTTCAAAGCGGCTGCTGATGGCTGTCTTGTTTTAACAGAACATTTCAATTATTCTAACACTATAGAAGATTTATACGCAAGAAATTCTCCTGTTGTTGATAGAGGGCAGTGTTCGTTGACAGACCAATTCATTTTTGCAAATCCAACACATAAGAATATCTTTTCCACTGTTGCTGAGACAATGGATCAGAAGTTAGAGGGAGATAGAAACCATCCGGTTATAATTCTCAACAATGTTGTAAAGGCAGCTGTTCCTTTTGAAGAAGTGATTACTCTTGAGCGTCATATATGGGCGTTCCAAAAGAATCTTAATAATATACCTTTACGTAGAAGCGGAAATAATATCTTAACGAATAATGACGTTAGGCTTCGAGGGATCCACAACCGTTGGTGGCAGAAAGGAAGGGCTAATAGTGAGCTAAGGAATAATCCTGGAAAAGACATGTCAATCACAATAGCTAACTGGAATTTAATTCGTGACTATATGGCTGAGTTCAATGCAATGCGTCCAGAAATAGCAGTGGAGGATTATGAAAGAACTGTTTGGTAAAATAGAAACTCCTAGGTGGGAGGTTGTTGAGACTTTAATTAATAAATATGATCTTAGGAAAATAGCTGAGATAGGTATTTTCCATGCAGACATGGCATGCAAGGTGTTGCATGGTGCTAGGGTTACAACAATTAAACAATTTTAATATGTGGGAAATAAAAAGAAATCTAAAATTTGAGAAACTAACTGAAGGCTATAAATTATTCCCAATTCAGAATTTAATGCGTTGGGATTTGCTGACGTTATTGATACGACAATATAATTTAAAGCAAATAGCTGAAGTAGGAGTTTATCGAGGCGATACTGCAAAAAGAATATTGAGAGAACATCATTCTTTCTTTGATAAAGGAAACATGGGTAGCCCTTTACAATTTAAGCATTACTACATGATAGATCATTCACCTTCGAAACAATGCTTAGAACTTGCAAAAGAATATTCTGATATAAGCACTTTTCTTTGTGCTAAATCAATAAATGCCGTTAAAGATTTTCAAGATAATTCCCTGGACCTTGTTTTTGTTGATGCTTGTCATTGGTATAAAGATGCAAAAGAAGATATGGTGGCATGGCTTTCTAAAGTAAAAAAAGGTGGTTGGTTTGTTGGACATGATTTTTATTTAGATGGTGTTGATAAGTGGCATGAGGATGTTAGGAAAGCCGCTGACGAAGTATTAGGTTATCGTGATTATTATATTTTCCCTGACGTTGAGCCATGTGGTAGAGGTTGCATGTTTATGAAACGCATAATGTAAAAGGAGATAACAAATGGAAGAAGTAAATACAAACCCTGGAAAAGTTTTCTCAGTAGAATGTAACGAGCCTAGAAGTAAGTATGCGTATGTAGTTTGTGCAGATATACGATACCTTCCAGAAGTTGTTGCCGAATTGAATTCTTTAGATTATGTTGGCAATACTCAAGACGTTCATTTCTATGGTTCTAAAATTCCAATGATAGTTAAAGACCAATTCAAATTACTTAATTATAGAATTATTTTTCATGACATTAGTGAGGAAGAAATAAAAGAATCTCATGGTCTTAGTGAAGTTGTTTGTCGTAAGCGATATTGGTTTGCAAATAAGATAGGTAAACTTTATGATGCAATATGTGTTTTAGATGCTGATATGATATTCTGCCGAAACCCAATACATTACTTTACAATGGCAGCAAAGACTGGATTGGTATTATGTGCCGGTAAAGAGCAGAATAAAGTTTACGATGATCCGCACCATCAATTCAAAGGAGAATGGTTAATGCCGAAGGGTTATTATAATCCTGTTGATTTATGTAATTGTCCGCTGTTCGTTGATATGAAGATATGGGGTGAATGCTTAGCTAAAAGTTTTTCTATATTTATGGACGGTTTTGATGAAATGAAAGGCACTAATTTCAAAGCTCCAGATATGGACGCAATGAATTTATGTTTGTTAGAAGCTGGCTCAGCAGATAAGACAGTTGTCTTGGCAGGGATTCAATGGTTATCGACCAACGAGCAATTACTCAAGCCATATATTCGTGCCGTTAAAGATAGAGGATTAATAAAGACTGAGTGTGGAATCCCAATTTACTCTTATCATGGCCAATATTACCATAAAAAGTGGCGTAATTGCCAGATAGAGAATCGGCATGGCTGTGCTGCTAGATACTTAAAAGCTAATAAACATAAAGAAACTCAGGAACATATGGATAGTCAAGCTCAAGGTTCGATGAATTTACTTTATGAGAATTTCAAGAAAATGTTGAATTTTAGGATAAAGATACCTATAATAAACTATAGGCATCCCGAAAAGCCTTATGAGGAGTAATAATGCTGAGACTTAAAAGAATATGGGCAAGTGAAAAAAGATTAGTTAAATCTACCAAGTTTATTTCTTTTTCTATTTTTCCAATGAGTTTGACCAACGTTATGATTATGACCATGAATTTTTTGCGTAGTCAATTCAAGATTTATAATTCTATTATCATTAAGAATACCATTGATATGATGAATTATTTCTTCAGGTTTAAGATATCTACCAAGTTTCTTTTCCATTACCAATCGATGTTCCATTACATAACCATGGCTGTCTCTAAATGGATGATCTTTAGAAAGGATTTGTACATACCCATTTCTTTTTCTTCGTCCTCCTTTCCATCTATAATGATTTTTACCATTAGGAACATTTTTAATAAACAATTTAATAGAGCATTTTCTAGAACAAACAAAATCTTTTTTATTTTTGATTTGACAAGGGAATCTTTCAATTCTTTTACCACAAATAGAACATTTTTTAATAACCATAGTCCTATTGTAGCAATAGGACAGCGAGGAGTCAAGTAATATGTTGAGGATAAAACAAATCTGGAAAGGCAATAAAAAATTAGTAGATTACATTAAAGAACATAATCCAAAAAAGATCGGATTATGTTTTGGGCACGGATTAGGCGATACAGTTATGTTCATGTCTCCTTTCGAATCTTTATGTCAAAAATATCCAGAAATTAAGTTTACTTTAATAATGCAGAAAGGTTTAGGCTTTGAAGAAATAGAGAAAGATATACTTAGTAATAATATTGATGTTGTGTTTACTAATGACTTGTCATACAACGAAGTGGTACTTGGATATGACATTATTGCAGATATTGATTTTCCAATGAGTGAGGGGCAGATAAAATTGACTAAGGGTGAATATTGTTGTGTTCATGAATTAGGTATTGATCCTGTGAATGGTCATAAAAAGATAACTTGCGGAAAAAATAGACTAATAGGAATACATTATTTTATAACTTGCTTACCTGATGCGTGCAATCCAGACGAAGAAACTGCTAAACGAATATGGGATGATGTTTTAGGTGCTGGTTTTATTCCGATAGAAATGCATTTCCAACATGTCTTTCACAATCCTGTAAATAAGAAGTTTGATTTTGTTGATAGCAATGTAAGAAAAGTAAAGCCTCAAGTAAGCACACTAGTAGGATTGATCGAACAGTGTGCTGGAGTTATTTGTGTAGTTAGCGGTAATCTTCATACAGCGATTTCTGTGCTTCCTCCGGAAAGGATATTCTTTTTAGAAAAACATTTTAAATTAGAATCATTCACAAAATTAGAAATTGCTAGGGCATCAATTATGCCTAATGAATATAAGAACGAAGTCAGAGATTGGCTTGTAAGTTTAGATAAATAAGAATAAAGTACCAAACTTTAATTTGGCAGAGATATATGAATAATGTATCTCTGCTTTTTTTTGGTCTTAAATAAGGAGGTTAAAATGGCTATAGAACAACCAGTTGCAAGTGATCCTTTAAATGTACCAAGTCATTCATTACAGCATAGAATAATAGCAGCTGACGCATCTGCTCCAGTTCAGAGTATAGCCGTTGATGCAAGTGGCGTTCTTGTTGGAGGCACACCTTTGTTTAGCACTATTAACCCCACTAACTTATTATCTAACGGAAACTTTGAAGCTTGGACAGCAGGAACAGCAGTTGCTCCTGATGGGTGGGCATTAGCAGGTGTTAGTGCAAGTGTAGCAAGAGAAGGAACAATAATTAAAGTAGGAACATATTCTGCTAAAGTTACGAGAGCAGGGGCAAATGCTTATATACATACAACCTTTCACGAAGCTAAAGGTGCTGATTATTATAAAAGTAGAACTGTTACTTTTGGTGTTTGGGTCTACGCCACCGTAGCTGATAGAGCTAAATTAGGTATAGGAGATGGTCTAACTAATAGTTGGTCATCTTTTCACACAGGGGGTTCTACTTGGGAATGGCTTACAGTTACAAAAACATTTGCTGCTGGAGCAACTGAAGGAAGAATGTTGTGTTTTATAGATACTGGCGATACTTCAGGATACTTCGACGGTGCTATGCTTGTAGAAGGTTCATCTGCTTTTGCGTTCTCTCCTAAACCAGCAGAAGAAGGAGTGTGGGCTGATTATTTTGCTACTTCAACTATTAATGGTTGGGCAGCAACCCCAACAGGAAACATTTATACTAAGAAGATAGGTAAGACGGTATTTGTTGCTTATACTATTACTGGAACAAGTAACTCTGCTGTAACTAACTTTACTGTACCATACGCAATAATTGGTTTTAACCAGATACTTTTAAATCGTTCTATTGATAATGGGGGAACTGCTGTTACGGGTTATGTCGCAGTAGATACAGGAGCGTCATTAATAGGTTTTGCAAAAAATTTGGCAGGAAATGCGTGGACAACATCTGGAACAAAAACAATAAACGGTCAATTTTTTTATGAAACAGAATAAAGGAGATAAATGAAAAAACTAATCATAACAACACTATTCTTACTAACAATATCACTTAACTCCTATGCTACAGACTTATCTTCCTTATATGGAAGCCCAGGAGCTACAGTAGAATTAGACAATCTTGGAACAGTAGCAATAAACACTGACCTTATATCAGATACAGACTCTACAGACGATTTAGGAAGTGCAGCTAAAGAATGGAAAGACCTCTACATAGACGGTACTGCTAATATAGATTCATTAGTTGCAGATACAGCAGATATAAACGCAGGAACATTTGACGGAGTAGTAGGTGGAACGACACCTGCTGCTGGAAGTTTTACAACTTTAGGTGCTACTGGTGGTGCAATTTTCAATGAAGATAGTACTGATGTAGATTTCAGAGTTGAGAGTGATACTAATGCAAATGCTTTATTTGTTCAAGGAAGTGATGGCAGAGTTGGGATAGGTACAGCAACTCCGTCTTTTATATTAGAAATGAAAGGAGATTCAGCTATCTCTTGGCCTGCAACATCAGGAACAACACAAACTGGTGGAATAGCAAGATTAGAAGGTGCTGATGTAGCTATGATAGATTTTGGTTCAAATGGAGGAAATGGACTTTGGATTCAATCTGGAAGGTCTGATAATCTAGCTTCACAGTTCTCATTAACTCTGAATAAGAATGGTGGTGATATTGGAATAGGTTTAGCCCCAACAGCAAGAAATAACACATCCCTACAAATATTGGATGGTATAGGTTTCCCTGCAACTCAAGTAGCCTCATCAGATGCAAATACTTTAGATGATTATGAGGAAGGAACTTGGACTCCTACATTAGCATTAGTGACGCCAGGAAATAGCTCACATTCTATCCAATTAGGTAGATACCAAAAAATAGGTAATAGAGTTTTTTTCCATGGCAATATAGGATTTGTAAAAGGAACTGGAACAGGGGTTCTTTCTCTTTCTGGGTTGCCATTTACGTCTGAAAATTTATCAAATCTATATTCAGCCGTTGCAACAGCTATTTTTGCAATAGGAAATACAGATGAAACATTCTGTGCTGTAAAGTCCCCAAACTCAACATCTATTCTTTTCACTATGCAACCAGAGAGTACGGCTGGTCATGGTGATGTAACAGATACTGATTTGGGAGCAACTATATATCTAAGAGTTTCAGGACAATATAATATATAAAAGGAGAAATATGAAAATACTATCAATCACAATCGGATTACTTTTAATCAAAGGAGAAAATAAATGTTAGAAAAACAAATAAAACTAAAACATGGAATATCAGAATTAGGGAATTTACAAGTCTATCCAATAATAGAAATACTTGAAGAAGATAAAGTAATAAGTTCCACACGAGGTCAAGCATATACATCTAAGAGCATTAAGAACATGGAAGGCTTTGACCAAAAAAGTAAAGATATAGTTTCAGTAATCACTCCCAAAGAAGTTAAAGATGCATTCCTTTTAGAAAATAAAATAAGAACAAACAATGGAATTGAGAAAATAATTACTCACGATCGCATAGTAGAAGAGTCTGGTTGTATAGCCGTTCGTAGAATAACTAGAATTTTTGATAATGGAAAAGAAATTGATAAGAAGTATCATCGCAGTTGGATAAACCCAGGGGATAATCCAGACAATAATGACATAATTTCAAAAGCATTAGCAATGGGATTACATACACCAAAAGTAATTGCGGATTATAACGAGAAGAACGCAAAAAGAGAAATCAGCAATAAATAACCGTCAGTATGGGAATGGGGTGTGCAATTTTTAAATATAGAGAGTAAATAATGGCAATAATATACGACCAGAGTAGTAATGCTTATGATGACAGCAACCTAAGCTATGACGGAACGTTAGGAAGTTCTAGTTCATCTAGTTCTTCTAGTTCCTCAAGCAGTTCTAGTAGTTCATTAAGCTCAAGCAGTTCTAGTTCCTCAAGTAGCTCTTTAAGTTCTATCAGTTCAAGTTCATCAAGTTCCTCTAGCAGTTCATTCAGCTCAAGCAGTTCTAGTTCATCAAGTAGCTCAAGCAGTTCATTAAGTTCAAGTAGCTCTAGTTCTTCTAGTTCCTCAAGCAGTTCATATAGCTCAAGTAGTTCCAGTTCATCAAGTAGCTCATTCAGCTCAAGTAGCTCTAGTTCTTCAAGTAGCTCAAGTAGTTCTTTCAGCTCAAGTAGTTCAAGCTCATCAAGTAGCTCAAGTAGTTCATTAAGTTCTAGTAGCTCTAGTTCTTCTAGTTCCTCAAGTAGCTCATTTAGCTCAAGTAGCTCAAGCAGTTCATCAAGTTCTTCTTTTAGCTCTAGCTCATCAAGTTCATCAAGTAGCTCAAGTAGTTCTTTCAGCTCAAGTAGCTCAAGTAGTTCTTCAAGTAGTTCCTTTAGTTCAAGTTCTTCTAGTTCTTCTAGTAGCTCTAGCAGTTCATTCAGCTCAAGTAGTTCAAGCTCATCAAGTAGCTCAAGCAGTTCATTAAGTTCAAGTAGCTCTAGTAGCTCATCAAGCAGTTCATTCAGTTCAAGTAGCTCTAGCTCATCAAGCAGTTCTAGTAGCTCAAGCAGCTCAAGTAGTTCCTTTAGCTCAAGTAGCTCTAGCTCATCAAGTAGTTCTAGTTCATCAAGCTCATCAAGCAGTTCATTCAGTTCAAGTTCTTCAAGTAGCTCATTCAGCTCAAGCAGTTCTTCCAGTTCATCAAGTAGTTCTTTCAGTTCTTCTAGTTCATCAAGTAGCTCAAGTAGTTCTTTAAGTTCTAGCAGTTCAAGCTCATCAAGTTCCTCAAGTAGTTCCTTTAGCTCTAGTAGCTCAAGCTCATCAAGCTCATCAAGTAGTTCTTTCAGCTCAAGCAGTTCTAGTTCATCTAGCAGTTCTAGTAGCTCAAGTAGTTCATATAGCTCAAGCTCATCAAGTAGCTCAAGCAGTTCTAGCAGTTCTAGCTCATCAAGCAGTTCTTTTAGTTCCTCAAGTAGCTCAAGCAGTTCATCAAGCAGTTCATTCAGTTCAAGTAGCTCAAGCAGTTCATCTAGCAGTTCTTTTAGTTCAAGTTCTTCTAGTTCCTCAAGTAGCTCAAGCAGTTCATCAAGCAGTTCAAGTAGTTCTTTCAGCTCAAGCAGTTCTAGTTCATCTAGCAGTTCTAGTAGCTCAAGTAGTTCATCTAGCAGTTCTAGTAGCTCAAGTAGTTCTAGTTCATCAAGTAGCTCAAGTAGCTCATATAGTTCTAGTAGTTCAAGTAGCTCAAGTAGCTCATTTAGTTCAAGTAGCTCAAGTAGTTCTAGTTCATCAAGTAGCTCATTTAGTTCAAGCAGTTCAAGCAGTTCTAGTTCTTCTAGTAGCTCATTCAGTTCAAGCAGTTCTAGTTCTTCTAGTAGCTCAAGTAGTTCTTTAAGTTCTAGCAGTTCAAGCTCATCGAGTAGTTCATTTAGCTCAAGTTCTTCCAGTTCATCAAGTAGTTCTAGTAGTTCAAATAGTTCTTTTAGTTCCTCAAGTAGCTCAAGTAGTTCCTTTAGCTCAAGTAGTTCTAGCTCATCAAGCAGTTCAAGCTCGTCTAGTTCATCAAGCAGTTCTTTCAGCTCAAGTAGTTCCAGTTCATCAAGTTCCTCTAGCAGTTCTTTCAGCTCTAGTAGCTCAAGCTCATCAAGTTCCTCTAGCAGTTCTTTCAGCTCAAGTAGTTCCAGTTCATCAAGTAGCTCTAGCAGTTCTTTCAGCTCAAGTAGTTCCAGTTCATCAAGTAGCTCAAGCAGTTCTTTTAGCTCAAGTAGTTCCAGTTCATCAAGTAGCTCAAGTAGTTCTTTCAGCTCGAGCAGTTCATCAAGTAGCTCAAGTAGTTCTTTCAGCTCAAGTAGCTCAAGTAGTTCATCAAGTAGTTCATTTAGTTCAAGTAGCTCAAGTAGTTCATCAAGTAGTTCATTTAGTTCAAGTAGCTCAAGTAGTAGCTCTAGTAGCTCAAGCTCATCAAGTTCCTCTAGCAGTTCTTTCAGCTCAAGTAGTTCCAGTTCATCAAGTAGCTCTAGCAGTTCTTTCAGTTCAAGTAGTTCCAGTTCATCAAGTAGCTCTAGCAGTTCATTCAGCTCAAGTAGTTCTAGTTCATCAAGTAGCTCAAGCAGTTCTTTCAGCTCTAGTTCATCAAGCTCATCAAGCTCATCAAGTAGTTCTTTCAGCTCAAGTTCTTCTTCTTCGAGTTCATCAAGTAGCTCAAGCTCATCAAGCTCGTCTAGTAGTTCCTTTAGTTCAAGTTCATCAAGTAGCTCTAGTAGCTCAAGCTCATCAAGCTCATCAAGTAGTTCCAGTTCATCTAGTAGTTCTTTCAGTTCAAGTAGCTCAAGTAGTTCCAGTTCATCTAGCAGTTCATTCAGTTCAAGTAGCTCAAGCTCATCAAGTAGCTCTAGCTCATCTAGCAGTTCAAGCAGTTCAAGTAGTTCTAGTTCATCAAGCAGTTCATTCAGTTCAAGTAGCTCTAGCTCATCAAGTAGCTCTAGCTCATCTAGCAGTTCAAGCAGTTCAAGCTCATCAAGTAGTTCAAGTTCTTTTAGTTCTTCAAGTAGTTCAAGCAGTTCAAGTTCATTATCAAGCTCAAGTTCTTCTAGTTCATCAAGCTCGGCTTCATCATTACCATATCAAGTTGATTTTGTTAATAAAACATATGATTATGAATTTAAAGATGATACAAGCAATTATAAATTTGATAATAAAACATATAATTATAAATTTGATGAACAATAACAAGGAGATATAGTATGCCAAACAGAAAAAACTTATATTACGTTGCGGATGATGTAACATTCCGCGGATCATTCGAGATTGTTGGTGAAGCGCAAACACCGGACACTAATAGCGCCAAAGTTCAAATATGGAAGGTTGGTTCTACTACTGCAGTGTTAGCTGAAACAACAGCTACGATTGCCGGCACACAAATAAGATATAAATACACTCCATTGATAGTAGGATCATTTGCGTTATTTTTTTACGCAACATTTAATTCAGGGGCAGATAAACGTACAGGAACAATAGAATTTTTAGTAAAAAAGAAAGAGGCGCATTAATATGGTAAATCCAAAATCATTAGAAAATTTAAGATTCAATAAGGATAAGAAAGAAGGATATGGATATAGGTATTCTTTACCTCAAGAAAAGATTGATGAGTTGTTTAGCCATTTAGCTGAAGGTATTTCATTAAAACAAGCAGCTAAGAATACAAAGATATGTTTTGAAACTGCAAGGAAATACTTTAATAAAGGAGATAGCAAACGCGGAATAAAACCACTTCAATGGCGACTTACTATGTTTCAGGATAGAATATCAGAGAAATTTAATGTTTTGCTTGAGGAACGTAGGACAAAGATGCTGTACATTATTAGGGAAACATTAGATAATATAGAAGATAGAATAAAAGATAAAGAATGTAAATGTTGTAAAGGAGAAGGAACACAATTAAATGGTAAAACTGGTCAGAAGGATTTATGCCAAGCATGTAACGGTGAAGGAAAAATCACTAGCAAACTAATGGATAAAACAACAATGAAAGATTTTGAACGATTAGCTAGGTTAGAAGTATTTCTTTCTGGTGGAGTAACTCAAAAAACAGAAGAAAGAAAGATCTTAACTGCAGAGGAGATAATGCAAGATGCAAGTGATGATACATAATACAGAAAGAATTGATTGGAAAAAAGAAATTGCTACACGATCTCCAAAGGATGCAAAAAAGTGGCAGTTTAGTGAGTATAGGCGTTGTGTAGAAGATAAGGTTTATTGGTTTAATAATTATGTATGGACGATAGATACTCGTAAAACGCCATCGATTCTCCCATTTACTTTACGTGATTATCAAATTAAATTAATCAATCAGTTAGATAAGTATGAAGATGTATTTATTGATAAATGCAGAGATATGGGTATTTCTTGGTCAGTTATGGGGTGGGAATTACATCAAGTTTGTTACACTAAAGGATTTACCGCATTAAATATTTCTAGAAAAGAATCAGAAGTGCAAGATAACGGTAATACTTTTCATTCTTTGCATGGTAGGTTGGCATTTATGTATCAACGGCTTCCTCCGTTCATTAAACCAAAGGTACATAATCCTTTTTTAGTTTTTTCAGTTCCTTTAATGAATTCTGTTATAAAGGGTGAATCAGCTAATCCTAAAGCCGGAAGGGATACGCAATATAAATTTATATTAGTTGATGAAGCAGCTTTTGTTGATTGCTTAGATGAAATGTATAAAGGATTAAGGAATGCTACAAATACGTTATGCTTAAATTCTACACCTCCGAAAGAAAGTGTGAATAATAAATTTGCGGAAGTAAAAGATATGAAAAACTCTGGATTTGTTAAACTTGGTTTTGACTGGAATTTAAACCCAGACCATACACAAGGTTGGTATGATAAAAAAACTGCTTCTATGAGTGAACAGGAAATAGCACAAGAAATATTACGTCAGTACGATAAGGCTTTAACAAATCGTTCTTATCCAGAGTATGATAAGAAATTACATTTATTAAGTCATAAAGTATATCTTAATCCAAAATCAAAATTATATTGCTTTATGGATTTTGGTCTTGACGGTGAGCCATTTGTATTTGCACAAAAAGATTTTGAAGATAGATTATTTATAATCTATTATAAAATATATAGAGATAAGTTAACTACCGAATTATATCAAGAATTTAAAAAGTGTTTAGATGCTATTAGATATTCAGGAGAGATTAAGGATATAATATTTATAGGTGATAAGTCAGGAAACAAAAGAAATAGAGTTACCAAGACAAGTGTAATCAGCGATTGGAAAACAGTATCTAATAATCAAATATTAATTAAATCTAGAGAACTTTCTAATTATGAAAAGATGAAGTGTGTAAGAACTTGCCTTAAAAGATATATTAATGGACGACCACAATTTAATATATCAAATGAACCGACTTGCTTAAACTTTGCACAATGTATCAATGGGGTTACGCTTAATAAATCTAGGGAAGATCATATAGATAATAAATTTACTCATGCTGTTAATGCTGTTGAGTATGGAATAAATTATTTATTTCCTGTAACAAAAGCATCAGGCGTAGTTGTTAGTTTAGACCCCGGGGATGATATTAGAGATAATGAAGGGAATTTTGTTAGAAGAATTGGAAGAAATATGTTTAAAGGAACTTCTGTTTCCAGCGTTATTGGTGATAGAAGAATAGCAAGAAGGAGCCATATATTATGAAAAGAAAGAAAGATCAACCAGAACAAGATTCAAGTAATGTTATATTGAATTTTAAAGAACGTAAAAAAAGGTCAATAGAGTTACAGAGAAGAATAGCTGAATCATACCCAATGGTAGGGGGTACTGGTGAAGATGCTCAATGGCGTTCTTTGACATCTAATTCACTCAGGGATTTGAGCCTCCTTACACAGAATAGAATGCAGGATATTGCGTTCTATTTATATGATAGCAATCCTATGGCAGGCAGGATTATCGAGATTATAGAAGATTTTGTTATTGGTGACGGATTTACTTATTCAGTCAAAGATCCTAATGTAAAAGAAGTTATCGATAATTTTTGGAACGATCCGGATAATAACCTTGATGAAGAAATGAATGTTAATGTTGTTGAACTATATTTGTTTGGTGAGTTATGTTTACCGACTTGGGTTAATTCAGCTAACGGTGCAGTTAAGCTAGGGTATATAGATCCAAAGACAATTTTAAAAATTAGAAAAGATAGAAATAATCCAAAGATACAAAAATCATTAATATGGAAAAGATTAAGTGGTTCTTCTAAAGAACAAGAAATGAGTATAATAAATGTTGATAGAAATCTTAGGTCAAAAACATATGGGAAGTTAGTTGGAGATTGTTTTTACTTTACAATAAATAAAGTAAGTTCAGCAACGCGCGGTAGAAGTGTGTTATTAAGATTAGCTGATTGGCTAGATGGATATGATCAATTTCTTTTTACAAGGTTAGAAAGAGCATTCTTGTTGAATTCGTTTATTTGGGATGTTGCTTGTGAAGGAATGAATGAATCAGAGCTTCAAGAATTTGTAAAAAAATTAGCGCCGCCTAGACCTGGCTCTATAAGAGCTCATAATGAAAAAATCACCTGGAAGTCAGAAACACCTAAATTAGAATCAGCTGATGCATCAGGTGAAGCAGCCTTATTTAAGAACCAGATTTTAGGTGGTGCTGGATTCCCGGGGCATTGGTTTGCTGAAGGTGATAAAACTACACGTGCAACAGCTATGGAAATGTCGCTTCCTACTCTTAAAAATTTAAAGACTAAACAGAAAAAAATAAAGTTTCTAATTAAGCGGATGTTTGATTTTGTCATTGACCAAGCAATAATAGCTGGTGTATTAAAAGAGGGTGTTGATAAGACTTTTAAAGTTATTCCTTCTCCAATAGTTTCTAGAGATAGCAGCAAAGGAACTGCTGAAGCTATGTCAGGATTAATATCTGGATTGGTTCAAGCATCTGATAAAAAATGGGTTAGTGATAAGAAGGCTAAAACTATTATTAATGCAGTAATATCACAATTAGGTGTAGATGTAGATAGTGAGGCTGATGATAATGTAGATAGTGATGCTGATGATAATAAGAAAGAAGAAGAAAAAGGAGTAGCGACAAATGAAGAATAAAGGGTTTTTGATTGCTTTGTTAGAAGATTTCTCTTTAGATAAAATAGACATCGTTTCTAAAAACGATAACTTTATGGAAGGTGTAAAGCCTGCGTTTGGTTCTCCCGGTGGTAAATTTTTTGTTGCCGGGAAACTAATAAGATTGTTTCCAGAACATAAAAGATACGTTGAATCATTTATTGGTGGTGGATCTATATTGTTCAGAAAAAAGAGAAGTGAAGAAGAATTTATAAACGATAGAGATAGTGATATTGCTTCTTGTTTTAAGTTTATGAAAGACATAACAGAACAACAAGTTGAATCATTAAATAAGCTTGATTGGAAAACATCTAAAGATACATTTAATAAATTGCTTCCTGAGTGGAAAGAAAGTAGTCAGCATAACGACCCTGTTTATCAGTTCTATCGTTATGTTTATATCAAAGGAGCTTCAGATGCAGGTCAGATGAGTTCCTTTGATAATAGATCTGAAGGTGATGTTATGAAAGTAACTACACGAATGCTAAAGATAAAAGAACGTCTGCAAGACGTAACAATAGAAAATATGGATTACAGAGATTTTATTAAAAAATATGCGAACAAAGAATCTTTTACTTTTATGGATCCTCCTTATCCGTCAGCTAAGATGGATTGGAAGTGGTGTCCGACACAAAATGAATTTGAATCATTTACAAAAACTGTTCCGGGTAAGTGGATGGTTACGTATGAAGTTTGTGACGGTTGGAAAGAATCAAAGTATGATAGAAAGATACTTTCTCAATATAATATTGCTGCACCATCAGCAGGTCATATGGCTAGGAAATCAGAATTAATGGTTTCTAATTATCCAATAAAAGAGAACTCAACTTATTTAGAATCTGAAATAGATGATGATATAAAGGAATCAATAGTTGACTTTGTTGATAACCTAAGGTTATCGGAAGTACGTGGATTAGGATTAGGCGTTGGTGGTCCTAGACAAGGTGATGCTGGAACAGATGTTTGTGTTTGCCCTAAGTGTAAAGAAGAAATTAAACATAACAGAGGAACTCCTTGTAATGAAAGTAAATGTCCTAAGTGCGGAACACCAATGATAGGAAAAGTTGATAACAAAGAATCTTTAGTTGATGATTTAAAAGATATACTAAAGTTATATGCGGCTAAAAGAAGAGGTGATGATGTTGATAAAACATTCGAGCAGTTAAAGAGTTCATTTCGTGGTTGTGTATCTGACATCATAGAATCTGGTATTACTGATTTCCATCCAGAAAAGCTTTCTCCGTTTGCTTTAGAGTTGTTTGATAAATACACAGAGTATAAATATACTGTTGTGCAACCTGATAAATCTGAACAATCATTTAAAACATTAAAAGAATTAAAAGACAGCAATGTTGATTATCGCGGATATAAGTTTAATATAAAAATGAAAGAAGCAGAAAAGAAGATAGGTAACTTTACTTTTTATAATCAATGGTGGAGAAACAAAAATGATAAGATAGATAATTTTACTGTTTCTACTGATTTAGGAATAGATATTCATTTGTCTGAAAATAAAAGTTTGATCGAAGATGAATTCAAAGAATCAACTTTTTATATAAAACCTTCAGAATACTCTGTTAGGAAACTTTCAGAGGGAATATCATTTATGTTACCTCATAGTGATTTTAATATTACTGATATGCTTTCTTGGATTAAAGTAATAGATAGAGGAAATATATCTATTCTTGAAAGCACAGAGTTAGAGAAAATAATAGAGTTTTCTGGTAAAAAAATTAAAGGTATTTTTACAGCTAAGAGAGAAAATGAGAACTCAGACTTTTGGGTTTTGAAAAAATAAATCATTTTTTCCTTGACATTTATAAAAAATAAGACTATATTTTAAGTGTATAGGTTTTTAACAGTTTATTCACAGGAGGTAAAATGCCTTATCCAACTGAACACACCTGTCGGGTCGCAGAACCATTACCACAGAACTCTGGTATTTTTGCTCGTAAATCAATTGCTTCTGGTATAAGCATAGTAATGCAAAAATCTAAAGGAGATTCTAACTCTCCTATGAAGGTTCAATCTTATCGATTTGGAAAACACCAATTCACTCATACTGAAGCTAAAGAATGGTTAAAAAAACATAGTATAGAATATACTGCGTTTGAACCTGCTAGTAGCCCGGATAAGAAAGAAACAAGAGCTGACATTATCAATAGGATAACTAAAGAGTTATCAGGTGTGATAATTTAATGAAATATAATCATTTACATATTGCTTCATTCTTAGAAAGTAGTTCTTCTGGCGATAAGTGGAAAGTAATGGTGATCGAAGAAGGACTGTCGAAAAACGGCAAATACTATACAAAGGAAGCCCTCCAAAAATCTATTCCTTTATTTGAAAAATCAAAAGTTTGTTTTTATGAGTGGAAAGACAAGCATTTTGACCACATACCTTTATCCGTTGAAAAGATGTGTCCGGAAGGATTTCCTCTACAAACAGCCGGCTACCTTGATAATGTGAAGTTTGAAACAGTTAAGGTTGAAGGTAGAGAAGTCGCTGGTTTAACTGCATCTTTACACTTATTAGAAAAAAACTCAAGAGTTAAAGATTTGAAGCAAATGCTTACAAATGCTTGGAAAAAAGGATTAAAAAACCTACTTGGACTTTCCATAAATGCTGAGGGGCCGTCAAGCGTGCGTATGATGAATGGGCAACCGATAACAGTTGTCAATGGAATAAGTAAGGTTTTCAGTACCGATTTCGTGACTCAGCCTGCGGCGGGCGGCGGGTTACTAAAAATAATTGAAAGTTTCAATACAAAAGGAGGTATGGAACAGATGTTTAAGAAGATTATCGAATCGTTGAAAAGGTTTAATTCGAAGATATTAGAAAGCGTAGATATCGCTAATATCACAGAAGAAGAAGTAGTAAGTATTTTTGAATCATTAGCTAAAGAAGCTAAAGAGAAAAATTCAGACAAGGCTGATAACCTTGAAGAGATTGTCGGTAAAATGAAAGACAAGAAATATGAGGAAGCAGAAGCTTTACTTAATGCTATAACAAATGAACAAAAAATGTCAGATAATGATTTGCTTAATGCTGATGATAAAACATTAAGCCCCGGAGATTTAAAGAAAAAGAAAGCTTTGCTAAAAGTGGAACAAGATGCTGCTGCAAAAGAAGCAAAGAAACAAGAAGATTTAGAGAATAAAAATAAAGATTTAGAATCTAAATTAGATGCTATAAATAGCAAACTAGCTATTAGAGAATGCAAAGAGCTATTAGAAGTTGCTTTATCTGAAAGCAACTTGCCAGAAGTAATCAAACATAAAATTCGTAATTCCTTTAAAAACAAGGTGTTTAAAGAATCAGAGATAAAAGAATCTGTTAAAGCAGAGCGTGATACATTGGCAAAATTAGTTGAAAGCAAAGCAGTTATTGATTTTGGTGGTGATTTTGACGGCTCTTTTGTGAAAAGAGATCCTATCACCCGCGTTCAAGCATCTATGGATTTAATGTTAGGTTACAAACCTAGTGACGTAGATAAAGATAAGTACAAAGATATTGATGGTTTTAGATCATTAAAAGAAGCTTATGTTGCTTTTACTGATGATGCAGAAGTATCCGGAAGATTAGGACCTCGTGCATTGTCTAGATTAAGCGAATCAGTTGTTGATGATAACACTACATTTTCCTACGCTTTAGGTTATTCTATGCAAAGAAGAATGCTTCCTGAATATAGAGCAATACCTGAACTATGGAAAAAGATAGCAGTGTCAACACCTATCAAAGATTTTAAATTACAGGAAAGAATTCAATGGGGTGGTTTTGGAGTGCTTCCTACAGTGCAAGCAGCTAGAACAGTTGCCGGAACACCAATAGATAGTGCAACTCCTACATACCCTGAATTAGGGTTCCCTGGCGATACCGAGGCAACATACGCTGTGATGACTAAAGGTGGAGTAATCACAGTAACAAGAAGATCAATCATTGATGATGATTTGAAAGTATTGACAGGAATTCCTAAAAGAGTTGGGAAAGCAGCTGGATATACTTTGAATCAATTTGCGTTTGATTTAATGTTAGGGTATGGAGCTTCTGGAATCAATACTGCTACTATTTATGATAGTGCAGTTCTTTACATTGCATCTCATAAGAATTATCGCACAGGTGCATTAGGTTACGATAATCTTCAGGACTTGCTTAATGATATGTGGTATCAGTGTGAGTTAGGATATAAAACTGACGTGGCAACACAATTAGAAGCAGCTGCTACAACATTAGATGTTACTGCTGGAACTGGTCAGTATTTCAAAGCCGGAGATTATGCCTGGCTAGACGGAGAAATTGTTCGTGTAGATTCAGTATCTACTGATGCATTGACTATTGCAAGAGGAATGTTTGGAACAACTGATGCTCAGCATTTAGTTGCAGTTGATGTAAGAAAAGTTACTCAGTTCTTAGCATTAGAGAAACCTATCCTATGGGTACCTCGTGCTTTGAATGGTACTGCATTGGCATTACAGAAATCAGAAAAACATCCAGAGAATGCTGAAGGTGGAATTAATACACTGAGAAATCAGTTTGAAGTAGAACAAAGCCCATTCTTACGTGGTGATGAAAATAATTACTATATTTCATCTAAGATTTCTGACGTAGAAGGAATAGAAATAGGGTTTTTAAATGGTAAAGAAGAACCAGAAATTTTGGTTCAAGATCAACCTACTGTCGGAAACGTATTTACCTATGATACGATCCGCTACAAAGTTCGTCATGAATACGGCGGAGCAGTTGTTGATTTCAGAGCGTTTGCAGGGGCGATTGTAACTTAATAACCGAATTAATGGCGATGGTCGGGGGAGAAATCTCCCGACACAGCTGTTAGGTTGGAAAATACCTAATATTAAGGAGGATTTTTTAAATGAAATTCACAAGATATAAATATGGAGTAGCAAATGAAAGAGGTACTGTTCTCTCTAAAACAGCAGATTATACAATATTAGAAAATGATATTTTAAGATCCGGTCAGTTTTTTAAAGTTGATGGTCATAAGTTAACATTGCCTGCCGCTAGTGGAAATTTAAAAGGTACAAGTGTATATGTTTTTGGAAGTAGCGGTTCATCTAAAGTAGCTGTTGTTGCTGGTTTTGGTGGTGGTGGTGCTAGTTATGATACTGTAACCGTAGGAGCATATAATACTATAGAGTTTTGGTGTGACGGCAGTTATTGGTACGCATTATCTAATGCGGTTGGTGCTAGCTAAAATAAAGGAGGACAATTATGCCAAAACCTACCAGATATAAATATAGTGTCGCTAACCGTAGGGGTACAACCCTAAGTAAATCCGCAGATTACTCTCTGACAGAGAATGATGTTGAAAGAAGTGGATCTTTATTTGTTAAATTAACTTCAGGAAATACACTAACTTTACCTGCCGCTAGTGATAGTTTAAAAGGCGCTAGTGTTTATGTTAATACATCTGATCAAGGCATTGTATATGTTGCTGCCGGATTTGGTGGTGGGGGAGCTAGTTATGATACTGCTAATATAGGAAAGTATGAATCTGCTGAGTTTTGGTGTGACGGCAGTTATTGGTACGCATTAAATGTAACTGTAGCTGGAAATACTTCTAGTTCATCATCCAGTTCATCATCTTTTTCCAGTAGCTCATCAAGTTCATCAAGTAGCTCAAGTAGCTCATTAAGTTCATCAAGTAGTTCATTAAGCTCGAGTAGCTCAAGCTCAAGTAGCTCAAGTAGCTCAAGCTCAAGCTCAAGCTCATCAAACTCAAGTAGTTCTAGCTCATCTAGTTCGAGCTCAAGCGAATCTAGTTAAAAGTTAAACCTACCCTTGGCGGTAAACTCCGCCAAGGGTTACTAAAGGAGATAGATAATGGCATATCCCGCTTATAAATGCCCTTTTAAAAATAATGCCGGTGCAGGAATTGTTTGTGAGAATATTGCATGTGGATTGTTCAACGTTGTTGAAAATGACTGCAATTTTATTATGAATGAACGAAGAAAACATCAGCTAACTGGTAAAGTAGTTCCTAATACAAATACTTATTCTAGTTCGAGTTCTAGTTCTAGTTCGAGTTCATATAGCTCGAGTTCTTCTTCGTCGAGTTCTTCTTCGTCGAGTTCTTCTTCGTCGAGTTCTTCTTCGTCGAGTTCGAGTTCTTCTTAAGGGGGTATTGTGTCTTATACTAGAGAAGATTATTTAACACGATTAGAAACTGCACTACAGGATGATGCTGAAAAACTGCAACCTGATGATAAGTATCGTATTTTAACGCAATCTGTAGTAATCTTTTCTAAAGATAAACCAAACACTAAGATAAAAGAATCAACAGGAGATGGTTCTTCTTATGATTTTGCTCTTCCTAGCGATTGGGTAGAAGGTACTTCTTATATTATTGGACAGATTGAATATCCAGCTGATGATTATCAAAATCCTAGTTATCTTGAACAGATAGATTGGAAGTTCTTTAAAAAGAACGTTGAGAGTGTGATGACTACTTATATTCGCATTTTAAGTTTCATCCCTGCGAATGGTAAAATATTAAAATATGAATATGCGTTACCTCAAATATTAAATGAGGAAACTTGTACTATAAATGATAGTTATATAGAGGCAGTTACTAATCTAACTGCCGCTCTTTGTTTTTGGGCTCTCGCGGCTAAATTTGCACAAACTACTGATTCTACTATCGAAGCTGATGTTATTGATTATCAACGGAAATCTGATCTTTATGCATCCTTAGCAAAAGAGAAGATGTCAGTTTATAATTCATTAATGGGTCTAGGTATAGAATCTAAGAATTCAGGTGCGGCCTCTGCTGGGATTGCGGTTAAAGATCTTGACATGGAATACTCATGGAAAGAAGATATGTTAACACATCCTATTAGATGGCGATAATTCCCCAAGCAAAGAGATTTAGGAGAAGGCGGAGATAGATGAACATATGGTGATTTTTACATCTATCCTTCCGCTTTATTATGCATGTCATTAGCATTAATTAGAACACAAATAAAAACTAAGCTTGAAGCAATATCAGGTGTAGAAAATGTTTATGATTATAAACGTTTCTGTAGCGACCTTACTACATATAATACCTTGTTTGTTAAGGATTCTAAAGTAAACACTTGGGAAATAGAAAGGACTTCTTTTGAAAGGATTGGGCATGGGGGGTCAGGTGATGTTGAAGATGTAAATAATACTTTTATAATTAGTGGTTTCTATTCTTTTTATGATGAATTAGCCACAGAAAAAACATTTCAAGACCTTATTGAAACTATTTGTGCTAGTTTTATCAGTGATCCAACATTAGGCGGAACAGCAAATATCGTGCATATTCCTATTACCGGAGAGTTTTCAATGGTAATGTTAGGTGCAGTTTTATGTCATAAATGCGATATAACAATTAATATTGATGATAGAATTATTTAAAGGAGGGAAAGAAAATGGCTAAAATATCAAGAGTTGCTCAATTAGCAGGAAAAGTAGAAACTATTAGTGGAACAGCAGAAACATTAGCAGCAGCACAAGCTACAATACTGTCATATGAGCCAGTGTTAGATGCTGATTTTGAACAGTATAAAAGAAATCCTGTTGTGAAGCATATGTCTAGGTTTGCTTCTGAGCCTGGTGCAAGGAAAATGTCGCTTGCTTTTAAAGCTGAGTTAATGGGGCCAATATCCGGATCAAAAGGAACAACACTACCACTAACGCCGTTTCTTCGTTCTTGTGGATTGTCAGAAAGCCTTTCAGTTGGAACATCTAATATTTATGTTCCTGTATCAAGTAGTTTTGTTACCTGTACAGTAGCTAAATACTTAGATGGAATAAGAAAAACAATGTCAGGTTGTGCCGGTAATGTTAAATTTCAGTTTAAAGTTGGTGAACCTGTTTTTTGTGAATTTGCAATGGAAGGTAAATATTACGAACATAGCGATACTGCACTGTTAACTCCTACATACCCGGAACAAGTTCCTTTAATTTTTATGGGTGCAACTGTTACTATTGACAGTGATAGTTTAGTAATGGATACTTTAGAAATTGATATGCAGAATGAAGTTGTTATATCTCCTAGACCTCAAGATTCATCTGGTATTGATTATGCTAAAATAGTTGGTAGAAATCCACAAATGTCATTTGACCCTGAATTAGTTTCTATTGCTAGCCATGATTTTTATTCAAAGATACTTTCTCGTTCTACAATGGCTGTAGTGATTAATATGAATGATAGCAATGGAAATAATATTACTTTTTCATTGCCGGCAGTAAGGTACACAGGATTAAAAGAAGCTGATAGAAGTGGTATTGCGGCGTTAAGTGCTACTTGCGAAATTTGTAAGAATTCAGACGCGGGTAATGATGAGATAACAATTACTATGGGAACATCATCTAGTTCATCTAGCTCAAGTAGTTCAAATAGTTCAAGCAGTTCTAGTTCGTCAAGTTCTAGTAGTGAGAGTGCTTAAAAGGATATGAATGCCTAGTAGTTTTAAATGCAGAATAGATATTGATGTTTCTAATCCTGATTATAGTGATGCATCTATTCCATTAGGTCAAGTTGCTAGAAAAATTGCTGAAAGTTCAAGAAGGAATATACGCACACAAACTAGCATTAAAGGACACGCATTTAAAGGTTTATCAGTAAAAACAATTAAAGATAAAAGAAGAGAAGGAAGTGACTATCCTACAAGAGCATTGTATAGAAAAGGAATTATGTATCGTGCAATTCATGTTTATCAAAGAAGTAAAAATGCATTTGAAGTTGGTATAATTCCTAGAGGTAAACCAAAAAGAGATTTAGTAGGGTATATTCATCAGGAAATATACCCTATAATAAGAGCGTTTTTAGGATTTGATGCAAAATCTAGGCAATGGTCTAAAGAAAGATTTAGACGATGGATGAAAGAGAGAAAAGAAAAAGCTAAAAGAACTAAATCAACCTATAGTTATTAAAGGAGGGTGTCGTGGTAGATCCAATCAGTGTCGGAATGACAAAAGAATACACATTAGAAAAGGATAAAGTAAATCCTACAATTTGGTTAATAGGTCCATTAGACTCTATTATGAAATCAAAGTTTATTTCAAGCTTTGGTAAAATTGAGATAAAAGATGATAAACCAGTTTACGTTCAAGGAGATATTGATTATACACAAAATAATTTTACTATCTTAAAATATGGATTAAAAGGATTTAAAAACTTCAAGATCAATGGAAAAGAATTAGAGTTTAAAACAAAAAAAGAAAAAGTTTTCAATATTGAAATTGAAGTTGTTGCTGATGAAACTATGAGAGCAATTCCTTTATTTGTAATAAATGAATTAGCCGCAATAATTTGGGGTGAAAACGAGGTTGGTGAAGATTTAGAAAAAAACTAATATTGGCAGTTGAGGTGTCAAGCTTAGGCCTTAATTGCCACGATTGTAATGAACATCAAAAGAAATTTCGTGGGTGTAATGGCAAACCAATTCAGCCATATTTAATAGATGGTAAGCCAGCGGATAGGTGCATAGCAAAAATGCTACCACCAGAGGTAAAAACGTATATAAAATATTATGAATATTATAAAAAAGGATTGTTACCTTTCCCCGGTAGTGTTGCACAGCAACCAGCAAAACTATTAGATATATTCGACATTTTAGAATCAGCTGAGATAAAAGTAATGAACAGTAAACATAAGGTGTAATATGGCAGTAGGCGATCAAAATTTTACAGTTAGAGCAACATTTGTTGATAAAGCTTCTGGTAAAGTCATAAAAGCTAATGCAGCAATGATTAATTCCATGAAGAAGGTAGGAGTCCAATTTCAAAAAACTGGGGCTGAAACTGCTATGGCTTTAGATAAAATGGCGCAAGGACATGAAAAAGCAGGAAGGTTTTCAAGATTCCACAACGCTCAAATAGGTAAGCTAATAGGATCTATTGGTTCTATGCGTAACATAATACTTGTTTGGATGTTTGCTTTAGGACCATTAATCAATCTTTTTAAATCAGCTACCAAAGCTATGATGATACAAGAAGATGCTGTAAAGCGTCTTAGCTTTGCTATGGAAATCCAAGGTACTGCTTCTAAATTTATGCAAAATAATCTTAAAGAATTGTCTGCTGCTTTTCAAGAAACAACTAGATACGGTGATGAAGCAATATTGGAAGTAATGGAAAAATTAATTACTGTAGGCGGAGTTGTACCTTCTAAATTAAAAAGAGCAACCCAAGCTGTTGTAGATTTTGCAGCAGGGTCCGGAAGAAGCCTATCAGAAGCGGGTGAGCTAATAGCAAAAAGTGCTGTTGGATATACAATGCAAATATCTAGGTTGTTCGGAGTTACTATACCTAAAAGCATGTCTGTAGCCAAACAATTTGAAATGGTTCTTGGATTGATAGAAGGAAAGATGGCTGGAAGAGCTCAAAGAGATATAAAAAGTTATGCAGGTAGCGTAGCGCAGATGGCTAACGCTTGGAGTGATGCAAAAGAAGCTTTAGGTTTTTTTCTTAATAAAACATTTCATTTGCAGGCTGGTATGAAAATAATGAAAGATATGTTTGATACGTGGTCTGGTAAAAATGCTTCTACTGCAATGATGGTATTAGATAAAGAAATAAGCAAAGTTGATAAATCGTTACAAATTTTAATTAAAACTAGCAAGAATATAAGTGGGAAAAATTTCTTATTCATGAAACCTGATAATCTTACAAATAAGATTGCAGAGAAACAACAAGAAAGACTTGCTTTGATAACAAGAAAAACACAGTTAGAAATTCAATCATTTATGGATTCAATTAGACTTAAAGAACAAGGTAAAATAATAGAAGCAGAACAAGCTAAAATGGCAACACAAAAAGAATGGGCAGATACATATTCAATATTTCAAAGAACTCGAGCTGATTATCAAATAGAACAATTAAATCAAGAGTATGCTTTATACCTAAAAGTATTTGAAGATAATGCAGCTAGAAAATTAGAGATAGAGGAATGGTATCAAGCTAAAGTAACAAAATTACGAAAGCTTGCGTTAACAGATGCCAAAGATCAATACGATGCTATGGAAGTAATGACGAAATCATTTGCTGTTAATATGCGTAATTCTATGTCTGATGGTTTTTTTAAGGTTATCAAAGGAGATTTTGAATCATTAAAAGATGTATTAGTGTCATTTGGTGATGCAATGTTAAAAACTATTACAGATATTATTGCTAATTTAATAATAATGTCAATATGGCAAAAAGCAGCTGGGCTATTAGGATATTCAGGAGGGGTTGTTGGTGCCGTTATTAATGCAGGAACTGCACGCGCTCATTCTGGTGGGTATATTATGGATTCAAAAAATAGTTTTGGGTATCGAAAGAAGTTTCATTCTGGAGGAGAAGTTCCCGCAACATTACTTGAGGGTGAGGGTGTATTAAACCGAAGAGCAATGGGCAATTTAGGTGTAGATAATTTGAATAAGCTTAATCGCGGAGAAGGTTCCGGCGGCGGCGGCGGAGTAGTAAATAATTATTATATTCAAACTATTGATGAACGATCATTCAGAGAAAGGTTACAGCAGAACGGAGATATTTATGCAAATGCTTCCGGAAGAAGCATAATGGATAATCAATCATTAAGAGGAATTACACAAAAATATGGCTAATACTAATATACTAACATTAACACCTGAATTTGGTTTAAAAGAAACTATAAGTTTTAATACCAATATAAGTGATTCTGAAAGTGGCATAGAACAACGCGATGCTTTATGGGATCATGGATTAAGAGATTATAACCTTACTTGTAAATTCCTAACCCAAACAGCAATGAATGTAATTTGGGATTTTTATATTGCAAGGTTAGGCGCTTATGATTATTTTTTATTAAAAATTCTTACCGAGTATCAAATAACAGATGAAGCATTAGGGTCAGCTGATGGAGTAACAGCCGCTTTTTTACTTCATAATTTTCCTGTTGATGTTTCTGCAAATAGTTCTTGTACTGTTGGTGGCGTTGCTAATACAAACTACACTTTAAGCAATAATTTTACCACTGAAAAATCATATATAACATTCAATCCTATTCCGGCAAGTGGCGCGATATTACTTTCTTATGAATATTATTTTAAAGTTAGGTTTACTGATGATAAATTAACTAGAGAATTAGCCGCGTATCAGTTATTGCATTCCGGTATTAATTTAAAAGAGATTAGGTGGAGTTCTTATAATCCTCCTGAAGGAAACTTTAGTTCTTCTAGTTCTTCTAGTTCAATGAGTTCCAGCTCATCGTCTAGTTCAAGTAGATCTTCTTCAAGCTCATCTAGCTCAAGTTCTAGCTCATCTAGCTCAAGTTCTAGCTCATCTAGCTCATCGAGTTCATCTTCTCTTTCATCAAGTTCTTCGAGCTCATCAAGTTCAAGTAATTCTAGTTCATCATCAAGCAGTAGTGATTCTTCTAGTTCATCATCAAGTAGTAGCTCATTTAGTTCAAGCAGTTCTTTCAGCTCAAGTAGTTCTAGTTCATCAAGTAGCTCATTTAGTTCAAGCAGTTCTTTCAGCTCAAGTAGCTTTAGTTCATCAAGTAGCTCTAGCGGTTAAGGGGGTTTAAAATGTTGAGTTTATCTGCAACGTTAATAGCTATTAAGAATCAACTGCAACATAAGCCGGTAGAGATACATGACATTTATTTAGGTTCGCAAACTGCCGAAGATTCTAATACCCTTCATTTCATTAACTTCTATTTTCCATTATATTTTTTTAATTACCTTAGCCATACATCACAACAATATACTCCTGTAGGCGTGTCAAGAAGTGCAATGAAAAAAAGTACACATGGCGAGATAGAGCGTGTTGGATACCAAATAGATAATGTCACAAAAGCAATGTCTGTTTATGCAGCAGCTCATGATTTAAGAAATAAACGAATTGTTACAAGGCTAATATTCAGAGATCATTTAAGTTCTTACTTAGATGCTAAAATAGTTTTTGATGGCTTTATCCAGAATGTATCTTTTTCTAGAAAAAAAATGGCTGCAAACTGTACCCCCGTTTTAGGGTCATTAAGTTTTGAAACTGGGTGGCCCTACCAAATTGAATGTAATGCAAGATTTGGAGATAGCTATTGTCAAATAGATAAAGATGCAGTAGCTAATAAAGTAATAGGTGCAGTTACAGGCGGAACAACTACTACTATTATAGATACTGTTAATTTAGACCAAGCAGATGATTATTGGAACTGGGGTATAATTACATTTACTTCAGGAAACAATAATGGTTCATCGAGAAAGATATTAGATTTTGTTTCATCTACGCATACATTAACATTAGATTATGCTTTAGACGTTGCTCCAACTGCTACTGATGCATTTGCAGTATATCGTGGCTGTGATAAAACATTAAATTCTTGTGATACAATATTTTCTAATACTATTAATTATCATGGATTCCATACAATACCTTTAACAAAATGATAGATTTAAATAAACTTATTGGCATCCCTTTTAAATTAAATCATAAAGACTTTAAATTTTGTGATTGTAGAGGAATTGTTTATTTATATTATAAATATGTTAAGAACAAAGAGTTACCATTTACTGACGGAAAAAATATAATATTTAGAAATCAAAAAAAAGATAAGAATAGAATGGCATCTGTTTTAAATACTTTTGCTGATATAGTAGATATAAATGATATTGATGA